TATCCACAATTACATTTGCTTTCGTCGAATTGCAATCATCATAACTGTAACCCAAACCAAAAACATATAATCATCCATGTTATCTCCACACCTTTCCAGTTTTCTTGTCAGTCAACACGATCCGACCCTCCACATGAAACCCAGCCAAATTACAAATATAAAAGATTGTATTTAACAGATTATAGAATCTCTCATAATCCCTGCCATACTTTCTCTCATCGGCTTCTACACGCTTCATAGCCTTGTAAGCAGTCGGGTCAAAATATCCAGACCCGTTCCTGCTTAACTCTTTGTCAATTGCTTTACATCTTTCGCTCATCTTTTCTACACCTTTCTAAATAAAACCTTTCGTAACTAAAATATAAGTAAGACATATTGCTAAACCGATGGTTGATATAAACCAAGCGAAAAATATCATACATGAGCTCTCTTCGTCGTTCACCCACATAAAGAGCCAACCTAGTATACCTGTTATTACAAGCAGTCCAATAAAAACCACAAATCCAACACACAAATTACTTATTGTCATTCAAAAACTCCTCCTCGAATGCTTTACCACTGTATATATTCCAGTTTCGTTGATTTCGACCAATCAAATTTTTACTTGTATTAGAAGTAAACTTAAATATCCGCCCATCTCTTAAATAAACAGTGCGTTCAGCACGAGAAACTTTTGACAATTTATGCATATTACTGAATGCAAATGCATCCATTAACTGCTCAGCACTCTTTAATGTCTCTGTCACAACCAAATATAAAACATTGTTCCGTTCGCTCATAATATATGTTCTCCTATATCATAAAATTGTTTTCTAACAGGCTGTTCCTGAAGTGTATATCTTTCTTTAAAATACATAAAAATATCATAAATACTTAACCCTGACAAATCTTCAATTTCAGCGACGACTTGCAATAATTCACTAATCGGCATGTGTGAACCGTATTTCGTGTTTATACCCATCCATTTCATCAATACCACTTCTCCTTAAGCTGATTTATTGGTGTTCCGGCGACTCCAGCGCTTTCTCCGCTGTCTGTAGACTTAAAAAAAGCACCCTCGCGCTGAGGGTACATAAACTCAAACATTAAATAATTGGCAGCATCACAAAGATACTCAGTGTTTCCGGTTTCTTTATATTTTTTAACACACATATCGTGACTTTCCAGTGCATTCACCAGCTTCATTCCAAAGTTGTCTGCGGCAGTTCCATATTTATAATAGCTAGCCTCTACACGATTCTGCCGTAATTCATCAAATCTGTCCGAATACTCTTTCGGCAACTCTGTTCCTAATCTGCTCATTATTTACTCCATCCTCCCATATGGTTTATGCTTAAAATGTTTCTCTGCTACTTCACGTCTTCCATCTCGCTCCATACGAGAATATCGGCACTGCTGACCATGTAATATCTGTTCTCGTTCAGCCCGCTTCTCAGACGAGCTCTTCTTCATATCATGACTCACTACTGTTACCTCCAAAATACTGTTTCACAAGATAATCTAAGTATCTCTTCTTCGCTATTTTTATTTGTCGTGTGCGTCTCATAGGCTTTCCTGCCATTTTCTGACGGTTATTAACGATAATACGTATGGAACCGTCCCGCCTAAAACACACGCGACCGAGCCTCTTTTTCAAGTTCCGATAATGCCTTAAATTGCTATATGTCCCATTAAGTTTCCTATTCCACGCATGCTTAGGTTTCATTCCTTCTCCTCCCACTTTACAGGTTTCTCTGTACAATAATTAAGTGGATTATCTAAACACTCAAAACAAGGATCTTCGTACTCTGGACAATCTGCATGCTTACAAATACCACAGTATTTCTCATAATTTACTTCTCTTAAATCACTATCAACTACCATCTCATACCTCCTGAATATATTTTTTGAAAAGAAAAGAGCCTGTGTTTAATACAAGCCCTGATCTTGTTGTGCAATTATCTAACTTTCAAAAACGCCTCAACGGTGTCTTTATGCATTACTATCTTTCCGATTTCTTCTAAAGTGTTCGGGTCGAAGAACTTACAAAGCTTATACGGTCCATAATCATAGTTTCGATTACCATCCAACATTTGTTTCTGTGCTTCGCGCCATGCTATTAATGCTTTCTTTGATCTGCGTCTTTCTAACGCTACCGTTCCAGCCGTAATAGCAACGCAAACAGCACAATAACCAATGACTAAACCATAATCATCCCAAAAATCTTTAACCTTTTCAGCTCCATTCTTTGCCTTTTCTTTGATTTTTTCGTTTAACATAATACAATTCCTCCTTGATTGTTTTTTATCCGTTTCTTGCATATAAGGACTTGTAAAATGCGCGTTTCAATCTTCTCGATACAATGGAAAAGGAATCCAACGTTCCTCGGATTCTTGACCAAGTTTTTGTTGAAGATCTATACACATCTCTATACATTCATGATATTTTGTGAATATCCTAGGAAATACCATATTAATGTATTTTCCATCCGCATACGTTCTCACACAAATATATAACATAACTTATTCCTCCGTATAATCTTCCACTGTTAACCCGAAACACCATTTAATCATTTTTTTCTGAAACCAATTAAAATGATGATCAATTTTAAAAGTCACAGTATATAATTTTCCTACAGATACTTTAGAACCATTTTTTATTTTAGGTATCGACGCATCTATTGATTCTCCAAGCTGTTCACTCACTTCATAACCCTCCATTCACCAACACTTTCCCTGTGATATTTCTGAAGCTGTAGTAATGCATCTATAAAAGTATCAAGATCTCTACTGTCATCAAAAATCAGTTCCACATTGTTTGGTCTGCTTAATTCTCCAATGGTATAATCTGGAACATTCGGCTTTACAATGTTCATTCTCATTGCTTCACCGGTAGCGTTTAATCTGATTTTTAATTGTGTTACATTTCCGCCATCATAATTACTATCAGTACGTATTCTCATAATCCATTTCCTCCAAATATAAAAGGCCCTCCGAAGAGAGCCCATTATTACTTATTGTATTTTGTCTTGACACCAAGAATATCTTCCACAGCTTCATCACTCATAAGAAATCTTCCCAACATACTAGGAGCTGTTTTTCGAAAATCAAGTGTCATTCCTTTTATGCCGTGTTCTCTTGCATAGATCGTCATAATATTTACACAAGCATCAAACGTATCTTCATCCACGGTTAATGTCGCCTTGACTTCTACTTTTAATTCTCCTACTATATTGCCATCAGCTATTTTCGCCATATTTACCTCCTTGGATTTCCAAACATAGTCTTCTTCAATAAAGTGTCACGGTCAGTGCCGTCGGACATTTCTGTCATCTCAACCAAAGCGTCTTTAGATGTTCAGATATTTGATCAACATCTGGACTAATACATTCATTCTGAGCATACACATACCTAGGTTCCAACATAGGCGATAAAACTGAAAACGGCTTTTTCTTTACAGTAATCAACTCAGAATATGGGAGAGTCTCAATCCACTTACAGAACTCTCGCCATTCATCCAGTTTATGATTCTTCCGCTGTCTGTAAATATTCGCCAGAACCTCATAATTCAGCATAACATTACGAGTCTGGTTATAGCTGCTCGGAAGAAGCTGAATCATCTGCCACCAATATTTTTTTTTAAGTTCTGGATCAGTTTCTCGGTTGTAAAAAGTACGAGCAACATTCAAATAGTCGATAGTCTCCTCCAGTGCCGCTATCCATAGATTCTTGTAATCCTCAACGCCATCATTTTTTTCAGCCGGAATAAATACACCAAGATGCTCACACGAAAAATCCTCCAATGAAAATTCTTTCTCCGCAATTTTATGCATTGTGCTGCAAGAGTTTGCAACGGTACCAACCTTATATGTATCAAATTCTTTCCACCAATATAAAGGCGCCGTAATTCTCACATACACCGGCATCATTCTCATATATTTCCGATGCTCTGTACCAGCATCTGATAATCGCTGCATGAGAGAGTGGTCGGCTGAACCAATCTCAATATTTTCCAGACTATAAAAATCCGGATCAGTATCACTATCACTCTTCTCCCATGAGTTCATCGGATTTCTCATGCCCTGAATAATAAACTCCATCTGCTCCGGACTTGCCAAACCTACATTTTCGAATTTAATCATTTATAATCTCCTCCACGATTCCTCTAAGCTCATCAACAAAATATTTCTTTCCGTCAATACAAAGTATGTCACCGTCTATGTCGCAACCTGCTTTTCTAGCTAATTCAAAGATAGTCTGTTTATCAATCATTCACAATAACCTCCTAACTCAATATCAACAAGTTTGTCAGATTCAATTTCCAGAATATCTACTTCAATGTCCGATATATCGTCAACTATAGACATCCAGCCTCTTGCAATTTCTTTTTCATAAAGTTCTTTGATCGTTAGATCTTTAGCGGCTTCCGCCTCATCTTTTTTTTTATAGATACCGAATATATTTTCGATATGTCCGTATCCGTCGTAATAGGTATTTCCATGAACTACATATAAAGTCATTTCTCTTCCTTCCTTCCTTCCAAATACAGTTCAATCTCATCACAAATATCACAATTTGCACAATATACGCTTATTACAGTTGTTACGACCTTATTATCACCGTAAAATTTAGTGCAGGTTAATTCTGGCGAACACTTTTGGCAGTTCTGACATTTTTCTTTATAAATATTGTTTATAATCTTAATCATTTCCCGTTTCCTCCAAATATTTTCTCCGTATTCGTATCAAATCAAAATACTCGTCTTCTGTTATTTCATACGTATGGAAGATATACCCGCACTTATCACATTTCCGGAAACGTTTAACCTCTCCGCATTCAACATCTCTAGTGTCTTTAACGACTGCTCTACCTTCACCACACCTAGGACAAATCATCTTTCTTATCCTCCTTGTCTAGCAATACTAAATACGGACAATTGATACAAAACTCCTGCAAATAATTGGTGTTCCGACTTCCGCCGACAAGACCATGGCAACATCCAAACACAGCATATCCTTCATCTTCTCTTTCAGAATAGCATTTATCATAATCCGAAACGAAACTTTTTAATATAGATGTCACTGGCATAATTAAAAATAAAATAACCAATAATTTAATCATTCAGCGTACCTCCTATAAATACATAAATATCAGTTTAATAGCAGTTACTGCCACGCACAGAATATTCAGCACTAACCACAAAGCCGTTATAGAATACCAAATCTTCTCCCAACTCTTCTCTACATCCAATGCATACCGAACATTGGCAGACGGACTCTTGAAATGTACCTTTATCATAAACAGATTCACCAAATATAAAACTATAGACACTGCAGTGAATTTAATCATTTTTCTTATCCTCCTTACGACGCTCTTCTCTATTAATAATACAAAGAGTCAGATCGACAACACCCATAATTAACACAAATACACAAAATATAAGCCAACTTCTAATGCTCATAGCAACCACCTCCTCTTTGAAAATATAAGTATTAAGCTCATTGGAACTGTGAGAACTCCTGCTGTCATATCTCCACCAGACCAAACAGCTACTAAAAAAGTGAGGAGCAACAATGCCACTCCCCACAGCTTTTGTTTCGTAAAATATAAAAGCTTACGAATCTTTCTTCTCCTAGTTCTAGTATAATTATTACGTTTTTTCACTAGATCTAGTATACAATCATGATAGCCATACTCATAACCGTCCTTACTTCCATCGATACAACCGGAAGACTCGCCACATTCGTATGAAACCTGGTCAATCATATCAGTTACAACTTCCATGACTGATCTCCTTTTAAAGTTCTAAGTTCCTTAAGCTCACGATTGTAAATATAAACATCGCTTGTAAGATATTCATCTCTGTTTTTAACATCATGAGATGCTTTGTAAACCATAGATCGTATGAAAGATTTATCATAAGTAAGTTCTGTATGATTCAGATCAAAGAAATTGACGTCGATCGCATGCATCTCATGAACGCTTCCTGGGAGTAGCATAAAATCATTGCCGATCTTTTCTGCCACAGAATCCATAATATCTCTACTTACAATTGCGAAAGCTCCATATATAAAGCCAGACACTGATATAGTTAAAAGTGGCGTGTCATAAACAAAATCGCTCATCGATAATATTTCCGGTTTAATGTTCCTCATTGCTGCCATATATAAGTCCTGTTCTTCAACAGCCATATACTGCACTATACCATTATCTATCAACATTGTTTTAGTCTCTCGAAAACCATCACCAAATATACAAGTTGCGTCGAGTCTGTATACAATATACATGCTGTCTAAAAACTCTCTATGAGGAATATTCGATAACCAGCTCGGGTTAACATCAATATTTACTAACTGACCAATAACGTTTTCTAATTTGCAAAGGGTTTTTATCTGATCTTTATCTAATTTCATATTGTATTTACTCATAATGTTCCCCCTTTCTAATCAACCACCAAACTATCCTTCAAATTTGATCTCAGTAGTTCTGGTCTCTCTATTTTCTCGTTTCAGTTTGAAATAAATATTCTCTGCATCTTTACCGAACTTGATAAGCATTGTAGTAAATATAAGTGCGTCAACAGGATTTAGCTTATCAGCATTCGCGACAATGTATGCTAAAACTTCAGATGAATACGTAGCTTCGTCGATGAACTCTTTCATTGAATTTTTTCCCATAAATATCATTCCTTTCTTAGGTTTTGAATTTGTTACTCCACTTACCTTCGTTAAATTTCTTCTTACTTACTAATGCTCTACTTATAGCCAGATCAATACTAGACCTGCTCTTCAAATGGTAGTAATATAAATCTCTGTATCCGGTATTTAATCTGTCTATACGTCCCGCCGCTTGTTCCATAATTTTGTAACTGTAATTTTGGCTGTAAAACACGATCGTATCAGTTTTAATACAATTCCATCCTTCAGCCCCGGCGGTGTACTGCACCAAATATACCCATGAATCGCATTCCGGTATTGGTTGGTGCTTGTGTCCATTCCATTCCGCAACTTCAACACCCTCTCCATAATACTGCGATTTAAGAAGCTCCAACTCATAATCAAAATTGTAGAATATGATCATCCTCGGATGCTTCTCAAATAGTTCCATAGTTGCTACTAATCTGCTATCATCGGAATTCACCACCTTTCTCAATGCATAACACAGCTCAGCTGCTGTCTGAAAAGGTTCGTTCTTCCAAATATCCCATCGGTTCTTCATCATGTCTTTGTAGATGATTCTGTTGTATTCAACATAAATATCCTCATGATGCGGCGTTGTTGGTCTGATAAATTCCATATCAACTAATATAGAATTCCTTAACCTGATCAAACGCCCTATGTTAAAATATCTTTCAACCTTCGGATACTTAGAGAACCTTGAAAACACACAATGCTCCCGATTAAACTCAGTCCTGTTTTCATAGAAGCCGTTTGCGATGAATACCGGTATATAATCCTGCCATGTATCACCCGGTGTAGCCGATAGCAGTATCCAATTGTTACACTTTGTGATTTTAAGAAACGCTTTTACCCATGCCCCCTTGCCGACAACTCTCTGTTCGTCAAATATAAAGAAAGCATTTTTAACGTCTTTGTACTTACCAATATTGTTCCAACTGTCGATTACAATTTGTACCTTACTCATGCTTTTCTCCGGATCTTTATCTAGCATAAACGGAATAAATTCACCCTCCCATTCCAAAGTGTCTCTCTTTCTGGCAGTCGTGATAATGTAAAGATTTTTTGCATTTGGTTTCATAGGTTTGAACGGTTCAAATGATCCGCCATTTTGTATAACATAATAGGCGAGTGAGGTCCGAGATTTCCCAGACCCAACTCCACCGCATAGGATACATCCATTTTTCATTTTTCGAACGGCTTCTTCTTGATAATCATACAGAAAAGCCATTTATTCTTCCGGATACTCCTGTTCTGCATACTCAGCATCAAGATCATCTTCACAAATTGTTGCATACAGACGACTTAAGAATGCTTTGATATGCCATCCGTCTTCGTTCTCCCACCATCTCGCTCTGACTGTCAGATCAACCTTATCCAGCTCAGCTCGATCCAGTCTTGCAATTGTGTCTTCATTAAGTTCATGCTGTCTTTTTCTTGTACACATATAAATATGAGGCAGACGTGTATCATTCTCGTCAAACAGATGTCCCTCACGATCACGGTAAGATATAGCCACACGCATCTGGTAAATTGGATCGTAATTTGGATCGTCTGGAATAATGGTTCTCACCGGCCATCCGTCATTCGCCATCTCCTGTGCAATATCTGGATCATCGATTCTCAGTGTGATTTCTCGTCCATATCTACCGCCACCGAAATTTCTGAATCGGATATGTGCGTCACGGATTGTGATTTTTTTAATGTTGTAGTTTGGTTCTGTAAAGTTTGGCATTTCTTTAATCTCCTTTAAAATATAATTTTAGAAAACAAAAAAAAGACCCAGTGTAAACTGAGCCTTTCTGCTTGTTAAATATCATTCTTCGGTCTCCTCTTTTGAAGCCGTTTATTCTGGTTTGTCCGATCTGTCCTTAATGTTCACCTCGGTACACGGACTCATAACCATTCCGGATATTACTCCGAGTGCAAAGGTACTTATTAATGTTCCTCCTATAGCATAACAAACCTTTCCAAACATTTTCTTCATTTTTTATCCTCCTTTGAATGTTTTTATTCATATAGGGAATTGTAAATTATGCGAACGGTAATTCTTCAGGAGTATCTTCAGGGATGTTCATAAACTCTGGCATTTTCTTTGGAATCGGGACAGGCTCATCAGAGGCAAACCATTCAAAGTCACAATACTCAGAAATATCATGTACCGCGTCTGTTACAAGCGTATCAAAATATCCACGATTGATATCTGCTTCCTTATGCATATCTCGCACCATTTCTGATTCAAGCCAACGATATCCAGTGGTACCGGTTGCTGCATAATACGTACCGTTCTGCTCTCGCATCAGTAATCCGCCATGACAACCATCTTTAATAGGACAGAACTGACCAACTTTTCCAATGAAAATATAAGCATGTCCGTCTGAAATCTGTTTATCAAGTGTATCGATCTCTGTATCCCATTCTTCAGGATAGGTCTGACCCGGATTATCTTTCTGGAGTTTCTTAATCTTCTTCTCAAGCTTATCCAGTTCCTTCTCCAATCCAGACACATCCTCCAAATCCTCGTTCATATCCAAATATAAAGCTGATTTGACGGAAAATGTCTCACAAAGATCTTCAAATTCAATGGCTTCTTTACTAAACAAAGTCTTGAATACATAAGGAACCTTAAACTGATCACCAGTCGCAGTCCACTGTCCCGGATGCTTCTTGTTATCTTTCGGAATATAACCATACATAGCTTCACACTGTTCCGATGTGGCATACTTTGCAATGTATGTAGACTTATTCACCAGACACATCTTTTCGTAAGTTGCCTCATGCTCAAATGTATAACCGTATTTCTGAGCAAAATCCATAGCAAATTTGATGATTTCCGGTGTTGCGTTCGGAATTTTAATAGAATCGGTCTTAATGTGAGCTACTGTAAATCCTCTTTCCTGTACAGCATGCTTTAGATCAACCATAAATAACGCTCCACGAAGAGCAACAATATTGTTTTCATTACGAGGATCTTTAAACGGATTCTCAAATCCTGCTGATGTAAGACCATACACAGAGTTAATAGCTGTCTTCAACGCGTTTGCCAGATCGTCAGATGACATTTCGCCATCTTTAACCATCTGAATAAATGGTGTAAGTTTACCGCACAGCATATGATTGACTTCTTCCCATGCCTCATGTTTAATGCTTACTCGACCCTCTACAATTTCACGATATGCTCGTGTATATATCACGCCCAATAAGCACTCAGCAATTGTGCTATGCGGATGCATGGAAGTAATATCCAGCAATGCAACCAGAATATGCATACCAGGTTCAGAATATACGTATCCACCTTTACCAACGTCCTCATCACGATAAGTATTCTTACCGAATTCGTATTTGTATCCAGGAAAATATGGTAACAGACTTCCTGCTTCTCCGTGAGTCTGAGACATCATTACCGGACAAGCTTCGGATAAGAACTCATGCATCTCTTCATCCATATCAAAAACCGGTTCAGCAAGATCTCTCCAATGGAAATCCGACTGAGGGGTTTTGTTACCACCAAATATAATTCTAGTTGTGAGCGTGTTCGTTGTATCATTGACCGTCATACCTGCCAAATCTGCCAGAATCTGTCTTGCTGTCCAGTCTGCCTTAAGATAATGGAATGCTGCTTCAGTAGCCACAACGTCATTACAACAATATTCGGCTACCTTATCCCAAAGTTTTTCTGGTACTGGCAGATCCCATGGTAATCCCAGTTCCTGATGATGCGTTCCAGCTTTAATACTCCTAATTTCCGACTCAGTATAGCCTTTCTTGATTAATTCTGCTTCCGTAATATGTCCCATCTCGATTTCAAGCTTCTTAAGGGACATCTTATTTCCGGCAGAAGCAAAGTCATAAATATCAGTGTATGATATATTATAAGCTTCTCGGAAGAAACAACTACGGTCTTCATCTTTTTTATCTTTGTTAATGATTCGTTGTGAAAGAATATAAAGTTCCTGATTTGTGTATCCCTGCATCCACGCATACATAATATGATTGTCATATCTTCGACAGTTAAAACCAACCAGATTGTACTGGCAAAGTCTTGTAATATCTGTACGAGTCGGATTGATCAACCGATACACCGCTTCTCCCCCATCAAATTTATAGCAGACAACAAACAAGTTTGGAAATACTTCAACATCGTAAAAAACCAGCCTGTCATCGTTACTGACTGCTGGTTCTACATCTACATCTTTTGATTTAAAATGCATATCGTCAACTTTGCTCATGCAGTACTCAGCCTGATGAGAGCTATTCATAGCAAATGCCATGATCTTCGGATACATATCTGATACGTCATAGTGAACGCCACTGTTCCACGCATCCTCAAGAATCTTGTAAATATGATCGATACTCGGTTTGGTTGCTGGATGTATCTCTTTACAAAGATTCTTTTTGATTGTTGTACGTAACCCCTTCTCAGTGGTTACAATGTCCATGTTTACCATATTTTTCTCCTTCTTTAAAGGAAGACCAGAACTGATCGTAGCAATCGGAATATCGTTACACTTTGTAAGCATTCGTCTGAGGGAACTCTTTCCCGTGAACACTTTCACTTCAATATGTTCAGAATATAAACGGTTTAACTTTGTAATATCCCCATTGTAAATATAATGCAAATGAATACCAGCACCAGATTTGCTAAGTTCGGCATATGTGGCCGGCCATTTACTCGCTGCTTCCAGATTCTTTTCGAAACTCTTGTTACCATTTTCATCTGGAATATCAAAATCTATTACAATGTGATTTTCTGGGATTTTTACATAGTGAAGTTTAGACGTGTCAATGTCAGAAAGTGTGGTCTTAATATAATCCCAGCCATTAGCAGGTGTTCCTGCAGTATTGGCATACTGAGCTGGATAATTTACAGCAATCCTATCAAATATAGATTCTGTAGAATTGAAATCTATAAGGTTTGTTTTTTCTTCCGTTGACTTCTCAATGTGAATATCAAATTTATCGGCAAGAAACCCTTTATAGAAGTTTCTGATCCTACCACCATCTGTAGATCTTTCATGAAATTCATGAAAATAGTTCTTAAGTTCCTCTTTGAATACTCTCTTACTCATAGGATAATTAACCTTTGCTTCATCACAATAAGTCTTGTACAAATCCCATGCATCTTTCAGAGTAGTTCCGTCTTCTTTCTTAAACTCATAATACATGTCAGATATAAAATTGTAGAAATCATTTGAGGCATCCATCATAGCAATCGGAGCATAATTGTCGTATATTGTTTTATTATGTTCATAAACAGATAAACAATGACTGGCAATAGCTCCTAGTTCAAAATCAATGTTTGACATTGCTTTGTTATACTCACTGAAACTCAACTTTTTACCTGACGGCGTTACGTCAATTAGTCGTCTTATAAGACCTGATTTGGCATCGGTAATCTTTACTGGATTGTTTGTACCCATGAACAGAAAAGCATTGAATTTCATTTCATACATGGATTTGAATTTCTCATTTACCGGCATTTTTTCATGGGAAACTAAACTATTAAGCCTTGTATTATCTTCAATTCTGGATAAATCACCGTCATGCTGAATTGCTACAAGCGGATTTGTTTTAAACGGCTCCAACGCAAATGAACTATTTGCAGAACCTAAGGCTTTTGCATCGAACGACGAACAATACCCTTCAAACAGCTTCTGGATAATATTCAGAACTGTTGATTTACCAGTTCCGCCAGATCCGTACAGAACCAGAAACTTCTGAATCTTTTTACTATCGCCAGATACAATAGCTCCGATAGCCCACTCAAGTTTCTCTCTTTCTTCCGGAGAATATAAAGTAGACATCAGAGCATCATAAGCAGTTATAGTTCCTGGTTCTAACGGATACTTGAGTTTTTTACTGGCATAATCTTCTCTTGTCGTAACAGTATTCGAAAATACAAGCTTTTCATCAAGTACATGATAATTATCTCGCAACTGTTTTTGACAATATTTATGCCATCGATCAATCATACCTGATGTTGAATCCCATAAATATAAAGGTATAAGCTCCGTATACTTATCTTTATTTGCTTCGACGAACATTCGAAGCTCATTGTCAATCATGTCAATAGCATCCTGTTCATCTTTTGACCATAAACCCTTTTCTTCAATCCAGATAGCGTAAAAATCACCACCCTGAATCATAAGATCTGAACTTTTCTTCAGCAGAAATTTGGGATATGCAAACGATGGACCACCTATCTTTTTTGGCTTTTCGACATGAAATTTAATAAAATCTATCATTTCATTTTTGTGACTCCTTTACAAAATACTGTCGAAATACCAGCACATCTGATACCATATTTCAACGCTTCTTAAATCATACGGACAATCCTTAATTCGGAATAATCCACCAGCTCCATTAGGCTCATATTCCCGATTCAAGAATCTTGTAATCACTTTGTCTGCGTACCGCTCATCAAAATATGCATCATCCATGTCTAGTAATCCAAGACTCTTGAGCATAACATGAAACCATTTGTGAATTCTGTTTCCTTTAACCGGATCGTCCATAATATCCTCTTCAATTCGTAAACACAGTGCCACCATCATCTCAAGTACACTGCATTTACCAGTCAAACATCTATCTACGTCAACAGCTCTTAGATGATTCTCTTGCTTAAAACGATATCGTAAATATAAACCGTCGTCAGCTCTGTTACCATCAAGACGAATGTTGTAAGTAAATTCCTGACTGTTTAAGTATCTTAATAACCGGACATATGATGGTGCTCGTTTAGTGAACACCATGTCATACATCCAATTAAAATATTGTTCCCTTACGTCCATTAATCCTCCACATCTTCGTCGTAAGGTTTATAAGGATACATTGTTTTATATGCCTGCTCATATGTTCGTTCATCTCTGATAATCTCATAATCGCATTTGAGTCTGTCATTGCGGACACAAACACGATCTTCTTCATAATGACCAAACTTCTGCAGATTATCCTCACCCACGACATTATCAACATCTTCAACTCGTTCGTATGTGTCACCATCAGCCAATACATCGTCAGCAAACATAACAAGCTCTACTTCCTCGTATTCGATATCACCAAATTCATTTGGAGTAATCTCATATGGAATATCACTGACTTCATCTTCGTCTGTCGGATCTGGTGCTGCAGTATATCCAGCCTTACGAACTGTATTCATGTAATCAATGGCTTCTTTAACTGCTGGACGTATCGAAGAATCTATAGGCTCTCTGTCTGGATTCTCGTCAGCTTCATTATGGTCAACGCTAGATTCTTCACGCTCAGAATCTTCTCTGAAAGCCTCTTTGACCGATTCAATTTCTTCTTCGCATCTCTGTCGAGCGATATAATAACCCAATGCAGTGCCAGCTATAGCACCAAATATAAAACATAATGCTCTATTCATAGTTCTCATCCTCATCTTTCATTGTCATCACGGTGAATGCCATTCCGCCAAATAAAAGAGAGATACTGACCAGCATCCCTCCTACAATATGGCGTTTTTCTTTTGTATCAGTTGCAAATTGAACTACTGAAAGTAAATATTCAAGACGCTCCATCCGATACCTCCTATTTGACCAACGCTAGTCCCTTAATAAAGCAAATACCTGCGAGTGCTGCAAATGTGTAAGAAATAATACTTTTCATATTCTCACCCCTGCCTCCTTAAACTTTTCAGACAATATTCGAATTACTTCATCTTTAGGAATATAAATAACTCCCTCTTCTCTGCAAGCCCCTTCGAAATAATCATTCTCGTACCACACCTTAATAGTAGCCATTCCAACACCAAGTATGGATGCTACCTGTTCATCTTTCATGAAATCATTACCGGATACCATTAATTTACCATTTCGAATTTCGGCATTTTCCAGATGATTGGTTAAGATATAAACAATTAAATCTCGTCCTGTCATAATCTTTCCTCCCGATATGAATTATTTAATTTTATCAAGAATATAACGGCAATTCTTGAAGTCAAGAAGGATGACCGGTTCGTATCCGTTTACGAATCTTCTATTAGCTTCTTTATTAATATTCATAATATCAAAGCTAATCGGATACGCATCTGGATGTTCTGCATCATAAACCCAACCATCAGTCTGTCCCTGCTGTGTGCGAGGAATATCAAGATAATCATAAATATCATTAATAAATACAAATCCATCGGTACGAAGTTTATTGTTAAACAGTTCTTCTGCTCTCATCAGGAACCATTTATCATGTTCTGGGTCACCTGTGAATTCTCTTGATGCTTCGTCAAAGAATTTGGCATATCCAGAATATCCAGTTCCATCACCTGCAACATCAACGGATTTCTTTACGGTTTTATTCTTACCGTTTTCGTCTGTCTCTTTTTCTTTATATTCCGTTCTGGTGATATTGTGCTTAAGCTCACGGTCCAGATCCTCACCGAATCTTTCCACGACACGATCTCTATAATCTTTGAATTCTTTCTGTACTGCGGCATAAGCCCCTGCCAGACCAACATTTCTCTTTGTGAGAATCTTATGACTTCCTACAATGCATCCAATTGACACAGCTTCAACTGCTACTGCTGGGGCATAGAGTTTTACCACTTTACCGGCTGTTTTCATATTCTCAACAACTACTGCTTTTGTTTCTTCTTTTTCTGTATAACCTTTCTCTTTCGCTTCATCGGAGCTGGCATACTCGTGAATATCATTGGTAGCTTCTTTTCCCTCATCCAGAATAGGTTTGAGTTTCATAGTTGCTCTACACGCCATAACTGTTCCGCCTACAACACCGGCGACTCCTGCTACAATCATAATTGTTGGGCTTTTGATTTTTGCCTTTACTACAATTCTTTTTGCTTTACCTTTAAGTGTAATTTTGGGTAACTGAAATTTCTTCATGATTTGTTCTCCTTTTCAAAATATAAATTAATCATACTCACGATCAAGCGGCATTGGACTTGGGAAACGAATAATATATCCATTATCAGATCTCAAACGTTCCACTTTAGCCCTATCCAAATTGGTCCATCCGTAGTTATCATCTGTGGATCTGGTAGGCTGCCCGGTAAGATCATAAAAATCCAGCAAACTCACAAATCGATTCTTATAGATAATATCTTCCATCTTTGTTAAGATTCGCTCAGCATCTCCACGGCTCTTGAATTTCACATTTTTGAAGTCAGAGCGTTCTGGTTGATAGTATCGATCATCACCGTATCTATCGTCTCTCCTGCGATCATCATAATATTTACGGTAAGCTGGGCGCATATCATCATCGTCATCGTAATAACTTCTTCTACGTCTGCTGGATGATTTCTTACGTCCGCTACCTCTGAATACAGCGTTCCATGTATCATCAAGACCATCTTTGATCGTCGGAATCACGATCTCACTGACAATATAATCTTTAAGATCATATATATTATCTGGAATGAAAGCCTTAATTAACTTATTTATCGCAGTGTCTTTCTGCTTATACTCAGAAGCATCGACCATCTTCTCAAGTCTCGGTTTCTTTTCTTCTCTATCCGACATACTCTACTTTTTCCTCTCTTATTGTTCCTGGTAAACAGATTGCTGCTGTTTCTGACATTCCAAGTGCTTTTTTACATTGATGAAACAAATTACTCCTGGCTTTCTTCATGGTTACGGCATACGTCTCACCAACCCAGCAATCAGTAATCATACGACCAAATGAATATACTGGTCCTCTATATACATATTTGTACATAAATATCCTCCTTAATAAAAAGAAAAAGGAGCAGTGCTTGATAACACCACTCCTTATTGAACAATTACTTATTCTCGGATTCTTCTTCCTGAACGTCTTCGTCATACACACACTTGACATCGCCATCAACGACTTCCGGTTTGTGTTTCCGATCTTTAAACCAGCGATATGCTTTCTTAGCTCCTACTACAGCTGCTCCGCCAAGCGCGAACGCTCCAACAACAAGAATGCCAATACCGTAGCTGTCATTACCGGTTTCTTTAACCTCTTTTACATCGTTAACAGTTTCATTTGTCTGTTCCATAATTTCGTTTTCGTTCATCTCATTTTCCTCCTGAAAAGTTTATTATTATTCCATATAAGACTGTGTAAAAAATGCGTATCAGTGCAAATTGCGGTAATCATATCTCGGTGCAATTACATAATTGACAACCAAACAAGGTTCGTTATTATCTGCCAGCATTGTTGTAATAGTAAATTCGATAGGATGATCAACATTCCAACCTATATCATCGCCAAGTTCTTTATCATGACACAAGCCAAATTCATCTCTAAGATCGTTCAAGGATATAAACATTTCACTGAATAATCTTCGATTAAGATCATTCTCAATCTTCTTAATCATGTTGTAGTCTCCCATGAAATAATCATTGGCTCGCACGTCATAACACAGCGTATTTCCAAACTTTGGAATTTTCACTACGTTACACCCTTCGTAAGGATTTTTTTTAATTTCATCAGCAGCAATGGCATCACGAATTTCTTTCTCTTTCTTATCACCAACAATTTCTTTTGTCTTTGCTGTATAATCGTTAAGAGTCTGCTCTACAACTGTGTATGCTGCTGATAATGCTGCATTTCGTCTTGCATTAACTCTTGTACCACCAACAATACAAGCAATACCCACCGCTGCTGTCATAATTGCCGGCATATAAGGTTTCCATCCAGCTTTGATGATTTCTACCACTGTGAGTTCTTCGTCCTCGCCGATAACTGCATCTTCCGGAGCTTTCTTTCTAGCGTTCTCTAAACGTTTGACTTTAGCTTTTTTTGCATCATCAATAAGCTCCATCGCTCTAGGCGTTGCTACCCCAACCATAACTGCAGATACGACGATTGCTCCTGTGCCTAATCCAATCGTGATTCCCGGTGCATTTGCTCCTAATTTTGCACCAATGTTTTTCATGAAATTGTTCAGATTTGATTTAAACATGATTTTCTCTCCTTAAATAAAAGTGAAGAGGAGTTGTTACTCCTCCTCTGTTTCTTCCGACTTCTGATTGGCGATCTCTTCTTTGACCACCTCTTTAATTGATAAATCCATCCTGAGTTCTGAGATTGCTGTCTGTAACGCAGCAAACACAACAATAGGAATGATTCCCAATAAAGTTTTTTTGTTCATAAGTTATCTCCTTTCTACCGTCTTCATATAACGGCTTGTATTTTTCGCGAATATCAACAATCTTCTTCGTTATCCAAGCCCGGCTGATATACAAATTCAATCAAATATATTTCCAACCCGTCTTCCAGTTCTGTTCTATGATGGATAAAATCGATCCAATATATTTCGTCCGACCACCACCATCCAATTTTGTTGCCACCTTTTATAGGTTTGATGCCTAAAAATTCGTAGAAATCATTCACAGTTACGTCCATACCAAGGCACCTGTTACGATTCAAGTGATACTCTGCTTCAAGTACTTGGCATACAGTACTTTCAAAATATCGTCTGGAATAACTATCATAAAACGTTCGCTTTTCTTCAACTGAACGATCGTCCCATGCTAAAGACGATGAACCGGCAAAATCAGCTGTCGAAATATAAACATCTTCGGCTTTCTCTGCAGCTAATGATTCCATAATTTTCTGATGAGCTTCTTCACCATAAAGTTCTTTTGTTTTGCGCTTATAGTTCTCATAAGATTTACTCGCCAACGTATATGCACTGACAAGAGCTACTCTCTGATGTCGATTAAGTACATTGGAGCTAATGGAGCAAACTATCGTAACTCCGCCAACTGCAATAGCTGGAATATAATTCTTCCATCCTTCTTTGAAGTTATCGACTGTTGATTTCTCGGACTCTTCAGTATTGCGGGTCTTATTTGCTGCTCTTGCCGATAAAATACCCGTAGCAATCACACCAGCAACACTTAGTACCGTAAATATAGTTGGTGCTCCACGTTTTACTCTTGCATAGAATTTGTTTGTTTTTTTCATAAACGACTCCTTTCATAAGAAAAAAGAGAAGTCAATGTAGACCTCTCTTCTTAAACTATCTGCGAGATAATTGTTTCTGTTTCGGATTGTCATTAAACATTCTTTCAGCTGTTCTTATAACTCGTATGGTCATATATGATGAAATACACACTACACCAATGACATACATCACCCAGCCAAAGCCGTGGGTTGGTATATCGAATGACATAAGTGCCATTACAAATGCAAACCATACACAAATATAAGAAAAATACCTCATAAATAATGTTACTCCGTTAATCCAACCTTTCATGATTTTATCCTCCTAAAATATAGTTTTTCATATAGGAGCATGTAAATTTTGCGAAAGAACAAAAATAAGAGCCCATGCAATTAAGCACAAGCTCTTATAAATATTACTTCAATACTTTTAATTCGGCTAAAATATCACCTAACCGTTCACCATTCCGTTTCCGCTTATCGATTGCGATCCACTCTTCGTTCGTCAGCTCTCTGCGGAGTTTCCAATAATGTCCGAGACTCCGATCATAGCAATAGTTATTTTTCAATTGTTTCTCTTCTTTCACTTTCTGTCGTTTAGCCAGACCTTTTATCATAGATCCACCTGCACCAACAGCAAATGTTCCGATTCCAATTGCAATTTCCTTATTGCTCTGAATCCAATCCGTACATTTTTTCACCCCGTTGTAGAGTTTTTCCTTACGTTCTCGTTTCTTTTGCTCTTTACGGAAATCTTCAAATGATACCTGTTTTTCACTCATTTTATAATCCTCCTTATAAAGTTTTTTCATATAAGGAGTTGCATAAATCGCGAGTTACTGCACGGAAGCCAGTTTCTTCAATACCCTAGTCTGTACGTCGATATAATAATTCATTTCGGCATCATTCAAATCTTCACTTTCCCAAGCATCGAATTTCTTGCTCATCTCAGCGTATTTAGATATGTAATTTGCATAATCAACAGCCATAGAAGCCACGTCCGAAGATTCATTATATTTTGTCATGAAATCAACATACTCGTTCATGAACTCTTCGTAACTATCCATAGCTTCTTTAAAGTCCGTTCTAAGTCCAGATACATCTGTTTCGTCCGGAGCTGACGTAGTCTCTTCTGTCGTTTCCGGCTCTGGTGTTGATGTTAAGGTTTCAAAAGATTCTTCTGTAGTATTTTCTGGAATATTAGCCGATATACGCATGTAGCCATCTGTATCAAGACTTACATATATATGATTTCCAACGGCATCATCTGCAGTGTATAGTGAATCGCTTGCACTATAATCAACAGTGAAACCTGCAGTTTTACACGCTTCAACATATGCCGTATATCCAGTTTTATCAATTTTAGCAAGTTCAACAGTAAAACTATCTTCACTGTCATTAACAACCTTGCCTTTAGATAAGTCATTCGGTTTAGGAACTTTTTTCGCTAAATCAGATGTTGGCCACACGAATTCTGTATACTCAGCTAATTTTTCAGCTTCACGTTTTTCAGCATCTTTTTTACTACTCCAATCAACATAAGCAATTAAAGCTGCAAATATAAGCACTACTACTAACAAAACTTTTAAAATGGTTCCGAAACAACTTCCTTTTTTCTTTTCTTTACTCATTGTTACTGTTCCTCCTCATACAATTCATCATAATTGATTCCAGGAAACTCTTCGTTTCTTCTGTATGCATCCTCATACTTTGTTTCCGGATCATATGATTCTTCTTTGTCTTCATACGTAGATTCCAATGTTGGGTAATCGATACCCAGCTTCACATCGTCCAAATCCGTTGTATGTCCGCATTCAGGGCATATCCAATATTCTTCTTTGGCTTTGTAATCCATTTCAATGTGACACTCAGGGCAGTACTGTTTACTCATAATTGCATTCCTCCTTCGTATAGCTATAAATATAATACCACATTGGAACTGAATATTGAAGAAAAATCAAGAGACCATGCATAAAACATGATCTCTATCTTTAAAACTTATTTCTTTCTCCACGGTGTGAAGAATTTTAATGCATTTTTTGCTGATGGAGATCCAATAAATTGATCTAATTTCTCAATCTTGAGTCCCTCTCTCCAGGTCTTTCTGCAGAATATCAATGGTAAAGCAATTCCTGCCACATCTACTCCA